TACTTTAATAAAGATGCCGCGTGGAACCGAAACGTCCGCAGAGAGGATAAGGATGGGCCTTGGTGTCGTTATGAAGATGTTGAACCACTGTTAAATCGCACCCAGAAAGTAGAGGACTACATAGAATCACGTCTGGATGAATTACAAGAACGATTTAGAAAGTCCCATGCTGACACAGATAAGGTATATTACTCAATAGCCATCCGTGAGTTACGTCATATAAAAAAGGAATTAGAGTAAGAGAAATGAAAGTAGTAGATGAAACAGTAGATATGGACAACTTCACAACTATCGCAGTTGATGACATGGGACAGCTGATGGTAGTGTATAATGATGGTGACGAAATGTGGGAAGTGCCGCTTGACGCTAGAAAAGTTCTTGCTGAACTACGAGAGTTCTTTGACGAATGATCGAAGAACTGCACTTAGAATTAACAAGTAGGTGCTTGCTTCAGTGTCCTAAATGCCCAAGGACAATATATCGTGGTAGGTATGATATTGGTGACTTGGATTATGATTTGTATACTGAGTTTGTTACTGAATGGGATCCAAAAGTTATAAACTTTTGCGGTAATCTAGGTGATCCGATCTATCATCCAAAGTTTATTGATTTCGTAACTTATGCACATAACATCAATAAGCCTTTTTTATTATCCACTGCTGGTTATGGAAAAAAGACAGATTGGTGGGAAACATTTTATAACAGTTATGAATATGGTGAAGTTAGATTTGGATTAGACGGGCTAGAAGATACAGCTCACTTATATCGTGTTGGTACAAAGTTTCAACAAGTATTTGATGCAATGTGCATGGGCGCAAAACAAGGCAAACGTGTTATATGGCAATGGATACCATTTAGCTTTAACGAGCATCAGATAGCTGAAGCACGTAAAATAGCACAAGACAACAACATTATTTTAGAAGTCAGAGTTAGCAGTAGATTTGAGGGACCAGAAGATCCATTACGTCCAACACTAAAGGAGTATCAACTTGGATATCAACCCAAAGTGTCGCCACGGCGATAAGTTATATGTACATCACACTGGTACAGTTCGTCCTTGTTGTTGGATAGGACATGTACTGAGTACGACTATATTTGAACGTAGTCAAAGCTGGAACCCAAAGCACACTAGTATGCGTGAAATAAAAGAAAGAGTGTTGCCAGAGTTCGCAGATAGTATGACACGGCAACCATTTGACATATGTCGAGAAATGTGTAGTATAGATAGTGGACTTAAAAATCCCACACAACAGATAAAGAGAATTACAGATGAACTATAAAAAAACAGGTGACAACAGTTGGATTGTTACTGTACAAGAAAATGGCGAAACAAAAGAATTGTATATTGAATTTCCTCCTGACTGCCTAAATCAAGTCGGTTGGGATGAAGGTGACGAACTCATCTGGGAAGAACTTCCCGATGGTAGTTGGAGTATAAAGAAGAAAGAGGAATTAGAAGATGCCAGACCCGATAATAATTGATCCGGTGTATGAAAAAGGATACCCATCATATGAAGCTGTCAATCGTGACAATGATCCAGAACCCAAACGTTATTATGACTGGATGCTGTGGAAAGGAAGACAATTGGATAAAGAATTAGCCGAAAACGCCCCCAAAGATGAAAAAGAAGTTGTAGATCAAATGATGTATGTTACAGCAGAAGAATGCGGAGAGCTTGTACAGGCATGTATGAAAATCGCTCGTTGGGGAATTGATAAAAAGAAACACACAAGTCTATTGGAAGAAGCAGGCGATGTACAGTGCATGCTTGATCTACTTGTGCAAAACGGAATGTTTACAAAAGAAGAATTAGCTGATGCCGCTAAACATAAACGTAACAAATTAAAGCGGTACACACCAATTATTGTAAAGGATTAAAAGTGGCACAAGAAATATCAAAAGAAGAAAGTGATGCAGTTAAAGAGTTTTTGAAAAACGGTGGCAAAATTATTAAATGTCCGCCCAATGCAACAACTGATGATATTGTTTACAAATACAAAAAACCAGGAAAGAAAAAAGAATGACAAAAGCACTAGTAGTAATTAAAGGAAGCAAACAAGCCAAGGCACATCTTGGCAAGTTGGAAGCCCGTATTAAAGATCAAGAGGGCGATGTAGAACTAACATACGCTCATGATGAATATGATTATGTTTCAGTAGTAGATAAGCCAAAAGACAAAAGTCTTGATTGGCAACAAATGTATGGAAAAATGATTCAGAAATACAAATCAAAAGTTGAAAGTATTAACTTTGATACTGGATCTTTTGGTGACGGATTAGTAGAGGCTGCTGATTTAGCATTGTATCAGTTTAACAAATATAAGTCAGAACCCAACCTAAATAAACTTACTGAAATTTTATACGGAGGAAAGGCAGTTGGAACATATGGTATTGGTGCTAGTGTTAACTTTGCTAGGGATCTTGTCAGTGAGCCTGGCAATGTTCTTTACCCTGAAGAATATGCACACCGCATTATGGAAAATATGCCAGATGGTATGACAGTAAAGGTTTACGGTCAACGTCAGCTGGAAAAAATGGGATTTAATTTACTATTGAGCGTAGGACAAGGTAGTGAAAAAGACAGTCATGTTGTTGTAATGGAATGGATGAACGGCAAGTCTGAAGATCCTGTAACTGCACTGGTAGGCAAAGGTGTAACATTTGACACTGGCGGTATCAGCCTAAAGCCCAGCAAAGGCATGGGCGACATGAAATACGACATGGGTGGCAGCGCAGCCGTAGTGGGTGCAATGCATGCTATCGGTTCACAAAACCTAAAAAAGAATGTGGTTGGTATTGTGGGCTTGGTAGAAAATATGCCAAGTGGCAGTGCAATTAAACCAGGCGATGTTGTTACTTCTCTCAGTGGTATGACTGTTGAAAATTTGAATACGGATGCAGAAGGTCGCCTAGTACTGGCAGATTTGTTAACTCATGTACAGCGTGAATACGATCCCAATACAATTGTTGAATTATCAACACTTACTGGTGCGATCCAAGTAGCACTTGGGAATGAAATGGCTGGTATGTTCACCAACAGTACAGAGCTTGCAGAACGTATTACTGATGCTGGCAACGGACGTGATGAAAAGTTTTATCGTATGCCAATGGGCAAAGTGTTCAATGATATGATTGACAGCGACATTGCAGATATGAAAAACATAAGTAATGGTGGACCAGGTTCAACAACCGCTGCGGAATTCCTATATCGTTTTGTTGATAATAAACGTGCATTTGCACACCTGGACATTGCAGGTAAAGCATGGGAAAATCATGGTAAACCACTTACACCCAAAGGTGCCGCAGGCTTTGGTGTACGTACACTACATGATTTAGTTAGATTCAGTTCTAACAAGGACCTTGCAGTAGACGAGGATATGGACTATTGAATATAGCAGTTTTTGGTTGTGGATTTGTAGGAGGAACAGTTGCTGACTTTTTAGAGCAAAAAGCAGTAACAGTTGTTCGTGTAGATCCACGACTATATCCAGAAACAGATCCGTACGAAGCGGTAATGAATTCCGATGGGGTAATAATTTGCGTACCAACCCCTATGGGAGATGACGGTGTATGTGATGATAGCATTGTTAGAGAGGTCCTAGAGCTTACAGACTATCGCACAAAAATACTTCTCAAAAGCACAGTTACGTATGATAATGTAAAGGACTATCCGCCACAGTTGGTGTATAATCCAGAATTTTTACGTGAGAGATCTGCAAAAGAAGATTTTGATAATCAGGAATTTGCGATCTATGGACATACTCATAATTGTCGAGAAGCAGCTAAATGGTGGGCAGAGTTGTTTGGCTTTAAGCCAGTTTACACTGACACAATGACAGCAAGTATGATCAAATATGTACACAACAGTTGGCTGGCGACAAAAGTTGCCTGGTTTCATGAGTTATACAATAATCTACCGGAAGGCATTGATTATAGCTCTATGATAGACACATTGGGTATGTTTGATCGTATAGGTGTAGGAATGATGCAAGCACCAAATCATGAAGGCACGTTGGGGTATACAGGGCATTGTTTCCCCAAAGATGTAAAGGCTTTAACAAAAGTTGTTAATCATAGTATACTAAGTCATGTTGATAAAATTAACGAAGATTTAAATAAAATACAGAAAAATGATTGAAGAATTTGATAATGAAGAAGTACAATTAACAATACAATGCCAGAGAAATTGGGATTGGGATAATCCAGTAAGTCCTGAAGACCTGGCAATTTTAGATGAATATGTAAGTAAGCCTCCTCAACAGCAGGGAGAAAAATTGTTTGATATAGTCAGTATCCATAACAATTACGATGCAGTTAACATCTTACAACAAATATGTTTTAATCCTGGCACGTATGATTATAATGGAGATCCACAAGCTCATATGCTTTGTCCCAATGTTTATATTTGGACAATCTCGCCTTCCTCTAACCAGGCTGATATGGAAAAAATTATGATGCAAGTGGGTATGCATTTTGGCATTGTTACAAGAAAAGCAATGGAGTTAGGATATCGAACTGGATTTGTTGCATGCGGTCCTCATACGGCGACGGCATGGCGTGTATGGTGTAGTCAACATAATGTTGCATGTGGTCCACAACTTAACGAAAATTTTGTGGTTGCTCTTGCAGTTGGTAATCCCAAGCCGGGCTTGGAATATAATATTGATCATGCCAGAGGCTATCCGCACACCCACAATAATTATAATTGGCCCACAGTGACAAAAGTTTAGCTTGACAATCAACAACTTATATCATAAAATGAAACTAATAAAATATTTTATAGGAGAACTGCGTGAAACTTAGATACAGTGAAGCGTTTTACAGCGTACAAGGCGAAGGTAAATACGTAGGAGTACCCAGTGTATTCCTGCGTACATTTGGTTGTAACTTTCGTTGCATGAACTTTGGACTTCCCAAAGACAAAGATCGTTGGGAACAGCATGCAGAAGGTAATCGTTACAATCCAGAAGTAAAAGCATTGCTTGACGCAGGCGTACACGAAACAACTGAAAAGTTTGAAGACTTGCCTATTATTCACACAGGCTGTGATACGTATGCAAGTATCTATCCAGAGTTTAAAGACTTTAACCGACTTGCAACAGTTGATGAAGTAGTTGAACATTTAATCAGTTTACTGCCAGAAGGCAAGTGGACAATGAATAATGGACAAGACGTACACTTGATTATTACTGGTGGTGAACCTCTGCTAGCATGGCAAAGATTGTATGTGGATCTATTTGAGCATCCCAAAATGAAGGACTTGAAAAATGTCACGTTTGAAACAAACACTACACAGTCACTACATGATGATTTTAAAAAATATCTCTCAAACCATCAGCGACTGCAAACTACATTTAGTTGTAGCCCCAAGCTCAGCGTCAGCGGAGAACGTTGGGAAGACGCTATTAAGCCTGACGTTGCTCTTGATTACGCCAGTGTTGTTGGTAGCAGTATGTACTTTAAATTTGTTGTGGCTGACATGGATGATTTTGCAGAAGTTGACAAAGCCGTTAGTGAGTATCGCAAAGCCGGTATTAACGTACCCGTATACCTTATGCCAATGGGTGGTAGGTCGGAAGAGTACAACCTTAACGTCCAGGAAGTCGCCAGAATATGCATGGATAAAGGATGGAGATTCAGCCCAAGACTCCACATTAGCCTATTCGGAAATGCCTGGGGGACATAGTCTAATGCTTTCCAAGTATTGGGGCGCTCACAAGAACTCAAAAAGAAAAACACATATAACAAGTGAAGAAGAATACGAAAGAATTAGAAAGCAGCAATGAAGAAATATTTTAGTCGTGTGTTTACAGCACTCAGCGTGTTGCTAAACGTATTACTAGGCGGACAGAATAACCAAACGTTCAGTGCTAGGAATCACGAATGGAAGCGCCAGGGTAAATTTAATTTAGTAAAAATAATTGATTATTTTCTTGGAGATGGACATTGCAATGAATGCTGGAGTTATTGGAAAATTAGGAAGGATTGGTAAATGCAAGACCCTAAAGTAGCTGCGTTAGTTAAAGAACTCAAGGTAGCAGTAGACAAGATAAATACACTGAACACTCGACTATACAAGGAGGGTGTTCGTTATCGTCTAGAGGACGGGTATGATAGTGATACACAGACTAAAGTAGTCAAAGTCACATACCTAACTCAGGAAGTTTATTATGACTAAAATAGACGAGTATGCAGAAGAATTTAGTTTCTTGGAAGATGATGATAGACTAATTCATTTGATTGATTTAGCAAAACGTCCCACTAACTTGCCTCCAGAACTACGAACTGATGATAGAAAAGTCAACGGTTGTATGAGTCAAATCTGGATTGATGTTGGCGTGCAGGACGAGTTAGTTAAAGTCTATTACGACAGTGATGCAATGATTACCAAAGGCATCACAAGCGTAGTAGCAGATTGCTTTAGTGACATTCCGGTGGAGGAAGCCAAAGCGATACAAAAAGAAGACTTTGAGAAATTGGGCATTAAAGAATTGCTATCAATGCAAAGACGTAATGGACTAGGAAGTCTAATCCAAACAATTTCAAACAAAGTACAAAACTTATAAGGAAAAAACAAATAATGAATAATTATATTTTTACGAGCGAAAGTGTTAGCGCAGGACACCCAGATAAGGTAGCAGACCAAATCTCAGATGCCCTAGTTGATGCTGGGTTGAAAGCAGGAGACGAGACTACTCGTGTTGCTGTTGAAACACTTGTAACTACCAACCATGTAACGTTGGCGGGCGAAGTAAAAAACTTTAACGTTTCACGAGAAGAAGTTGAAAAAATTGTCCGTGATAAAGTTAAAGAAATAGGTTATGAGCAAGACGGTTTCCACTGGGAAAACCTAAAACTCTATAACGAAATTCATGCACAGAGTGGCGATATCAGTTTGGGTACTGATAACTTTGGCGCAGGCGATCAGGGGATCATGTTTGGCTATGCCTGTAATGATACTCCAAGTATGATGCCCGCTCCGATTCACTATAGTCACGAAATTTTGAAAGCATTGGATTTACAGCGCCAACAAAACTTAGATATTCTCGGACCAGACGCAAAAAGTCAGTGTAGTATTAAATACGAAGACGGCAAACCAAAGTATGCCACCAATGTTGTGTGTAGTACACAACACGCAGAAAGCAAAGGTGATGCTGCAAAAGAACTGGCTCGCGAAGTAATGCGTGAGCAGTTGGGAGAACTGTATGATGAAAACTACACTAAGTTTTATATTAATCCTACTGGCAATTTTGTTATTGGTGGTCCCGATGGTGATACTGGTGTTACCGGGCGCAAAATTATCGTTGATACTTATGGTGGCTATGCTCCCCACGGCGGCGGCGCTTTTTCTGGCAAAGATCCGACAAAGGTTGATAGATCAGCTGCCTACATGGCGAGATGGCTTGCCAAGCAAGCGGTGGCCAAAGGGTACTGTGATTGGGCGACAATCCAGCTATCGTACGCCATCGGAGTAAAAGCACCAATGGCAGTTTATATCGATTGCAACGAGGGTGGCAATAAGCAAGCTATTCAAAATTGGATTAGTACAATTGATTTAACACCACTGGGTATTATTAGAAAGTTTGATATGTTTAACTTTTATGATTACAGCAAAAACTGTATCTATGGACATTTTGGTAACAAAGATGTTCCTTGGGAGAAGTAAATGTTTGAAAAACTAAAAAACATGTTTACTGGGTCTGTTACAGACCCAGTAAGCGAAAAAGACAAAGCTACACTGGCTGGAAAGCCTTATGTTAGAGTTTTGAATACACACCTAAATCCAGAAAATCCAGGTGACGGTTATTTTGAACTTGAATGGAATGAAATTTTTGTAAGAGAATTACTGGAAGCCGGATACACTGGCAGTGATGAAAATGAAATAGTTGATCAATGGTTTACTACGCTATGTAGACAGATTGCAGAAGAAGAACGTTAATGGCAAAATTGTTTCTGACTGCTGGTGCTGGGCATGGGCATAATGAATTGGTATCGTGGATACTCAATCATAATAGTACTATTAACAGTAATTTTGACTGGCAATGGCAATTGTATCCAGGTTCTTATGGTACGTTTTTACGCATAAGTGACGGCTGGAATATCAGAGAAACTTATCCTGATTACAATGTAATATATCACCAAGAACTTAGACACGGCAACGATAGTATTACCACTGAAGATCAAATATTAGAGCTAAAAAATCAAGTAAGCCAATTATGGGATACTGACACAAATTTGTCTCAATATGTCAATTGCATGAATTGGTCAGATGTAGTGGGATATGCAAACAAGTATGATATTCCAGTTGTCACAGGCGCAGCCAATCTAAAGAAGTCAAAACATATTTCACATTATGTGATGATGGAATTTTCCGAGGATGCAGCCGCAGATCGTGAATATGATGATATATCCCTAAAGCAAATAGCCAAGTGGTTGTTTGTTAAAGACGATCGTCAATCCGCATTGTGTGATTTAAATTATGATTATATTACAGATATCAATAAGTTGCTAAGTGATGATCAAGACGAAGTACATCAAGAAATAACCGATTTGTATGTCGCTGTGGGATTAAAACCACACTGGAATCCAAGTCTTTTGAAAAAAATTCAATGGTTGAAATACATAAATACTCCTGTACATCCATTAATGTGTCAATTACAAGAAATGACATGGGATGATATTATGAGTATTAAAGATGAACTATGCTAAACCAAGTGTTGCTCCTGAAATAACTGTAATGTTTCGTGGCGGCAGTTGCGGAAACTTTCTTTGCCATGCTATTGAAACACATCTACTAAAAACAAATTTTTTTACAAATACCCAATATTTTCCGAGATGGAATGAATACAGATTTCGAGCCAATCGTGACGCCCCGCACAACCCTCCACTACAGGAACACCATATAAATTTATGGTTCAGAGAAAATGATAATACAAAATATGGAGAAGAAATCTACACAGCGTCAAGATACAATCTTATGTTCGAACACTGGAAAGACACTAAGTTCATAGTAATACAGCCAAATCATAATATAGCATATACTGAATGTTTGGGTAATATGAAAACCTGGATAAACACAGGTGTAGCTTGTAGATATGTTCGTCGAGAACATGAGCGTGATGACATAAAATATCATTTAGATTACTTTAACAAAGTAGCCAAACACTATAACTTTTTTAGTAAAATTGCACGAAAAAAAGGAAATCACATTCTCGATGTAGATTTTGGGGAATTATTTTTGTTTGATACGAAACAGCAACTAAAACGAATTGCTGAGTTCTTAGATAAACCATATAATCCTATGATGTTGAAATTTGTGCGTGATTATCATAAAAGAAATCAACAGTTAATGACACAATATGGATATGATTCTGTTGTGCAATTAAAACGTTGACATGATGCTTTATCCATGCTACATTAAACAGGATAAAGTAACAGTGAGATAACATTACATGACTTATATTCTAGTAGACGCAGCTAATATGTTTATGCGAGCTCGCCATGTTGTGCGTGGTGATGATATGTACACCAAGATTGGAATGAGCTACCATATCATGTTTAACAGCATTAGCAAAGCGTGGCGTGAACAAAACGGTACACATGTTGTCATGTGTTTTGAGGGCCGCAGCTGGCGCAAAGATTTTTATACTCCCTACAAACGCAATAGACAAGAAATCGCTGCCGCTAAAACAGAACGTGAGCAGCAGGAAGACCAACAGTTTTGGGATGCATTTGATGAGTTTCAGACATTTATGCGTGACAAAACTAATGTAACTATCTTACAGAGTTCTAACTGTGAAGCAGATGATTACATTGCACGTTGGATACAAAACCATCCTGATGCTCGTCACTGTATTGTTAGCAGTGATAGTGACTTTTATCAGCTATTGGCTCCTAATGTTACACAGTATAATGGTATTCAAGGACATTTGATTACACTGGAAGGTATTTTTGATGATCGTGGTAAGCCAGTAAAAGACAAAAAAACAGGTGAGCCCAAAGTGCCTGGTGATCCACAGTGGCTATTGTTTGAAAAATGCATGCGTGGTGACACTGCAGATAATGTGTTTAGTGCTTATCCAGGTGTTCGCAAGAAAGGCACCAAGAACAAAGTAGGTCTTATTGAAGCATTTGCTGATAGAGATAACAAAGGCTATAACTGGAATAACATGATGCTACAGCGTTGGGTAGATCATGAAGGCGTAGAACATCGTGTACTAGATGACTACAATCGTAATCGTTCATTGATTGATCTTACACAGCAGCCTGACAATATTAAACAAGAACTAGACAGTGTTATTGTAGAGCAAGTACAAAAAGAACGCAAATCTCAAGTAGGTATACATTTTATGCGTTTTTGTGGAAAGCACAGTCTAGATCGCATCAGTCAGAATGCACAAGATCATACAGATTATTTAAATAACGCATATTCATAAACATGTATACAGCACAAGAAGTAATCAAAGATAAATTCTGGATTGTAAAAAACAGTGATGGAAAAGTAGGAACATTGCGTTTTCTATCAGCTGATAGATATGAGTTTTTTGATCAACGATCACAAGATACTTCAGTTGTATCCAGTATCGAGGACATGTTTAAACTAACCTTGGTAGCACGTGAAGATAGTGTCACTGGAAATAGTTTAGTAAACGGATATCCATGCGGGTTCGCTAATCCTGTGCCAGTAGAACACGAGCTTCCACTTTTCAAAAAAAGCAAAACCAGCAAGTCTCTTACAGCAGCAGGCTATTATATCATACAGTTTAAAAAATGGTTGCCTAGTTTTTGTCCGAAATACGATACTTTGCAGAAATATCCATTCCGCGGCCCTTATCAAACTGAATGGGAAATGAATTTAGAGCTAAAAAAAGCAAAAAGATAACAGTAAAAGCCGTAATTATCTCACTATTTAAATAAATAGTAGTATAAAGGAGATAGCGTATGGCTAGACCAAAACCAACTATTATTATTGAAACAGTGGATAAGCAATATAATAGTGATCAAATTCTTGAGGCAGATGCAATCTATGCTGTGTTCTATCAGAATAAACCGATCAATATTCGATATCTAAATAAACTAGTAAATTATCCAGGACCTAAATATAAAAAGGTAAGTTTTAGTAACAGCGGACATGCATTTAATTTGGCAGATAAACTAAATGATAAGTTCAATACTAAAGAGTTCACAGTAGTAAAGCTAACACATGGAGAAGAAATTACAAGAGATTCAAAAGATCCAGAGTAAAATTATTACTCTGTTGAGCTGTGAATCTCTTAAACCCAGCGATATATTTTATAATAAACATACATTGAGGCTCAAGTTATCCGGCGCAAGTGCATTACAAAAAGAGTACGAAAGTTGGGAACTTGAGCCTCCAGTCATGTCAGCAGGAAATATGATATCATTTATGAAAAAAATGACCTTTCCATACTTTATTGATAAAAAGAAGCTGATATTGTTTACTGAAGTAGATGCGATGTTTGCAAAGCTCGCTGGAGCGCAAGGATGGTTAGATGGCAAGTAGATTGCAAAAGTTAAAATTACCTAATAGTTTTTGTTTTGCGCCCTATACAAATTTAGACTTAGATCAGAGCGGCGGAGTTTTGCCGTGCTATCGTAGCAAAGAGTTTCAGGGTAGATGGAAACAAGGCGAGGATTTACTGGAAACAGTTAATAATGAAAATATGCAAACTTTGCGACAACAACTGTGGAATGGTGAATGGCCAGATAGTTGTAGGCAATGTAAAGCAAGAGAAGAAAAGGGTATAAAAAGTACCCGACATGAATACAACGAACATTTCTTAAAAAATATCGTTAATAAAGAATATCTCGAACACATTGTAGAAGAGATTAAAAAAGATCCAACACAAACATATCCTGGACATATACACACCATGGAGATCCGCCCACATGGTGTTTGTAATCTGGCATGCGCTCACTGTAATCAGGAAAGCAGCACCCGTTGGATTTCTTTGCTGAGTGAATATGAAGATGTAGAAAAAGTTAAAGAATACTTTTACTTGGACACTGATAGTAATATTCAAACACAATACATTGCAAACTATATCAATGGTCCCGATCAACTACAGAACTTTTTTAAATTTGCAAACAATCTAAAGCATTTGCACTTCACTGGAGGTGAACCATTGCTGGATAAAAAGCATCTGGAATGGTTGGATTTAGTACCAAACAAACATAAAATTGATTTGAGATATCATACTAATTTACAGCACAGATTGTATGACAGGTTTTTTGATACCTGGAACGAGTTTAATAGTTTGCGTGTGTTTGCTAGTTTGGATACCAGCCCTCATTTTTATCCTTATTTCCGCTACGGTAGTGATTGGAATTTGGTTGATGAGAATATCAAAGCCATTAAGGAAAATGTAAAAAATGTTACAATTAAAGGAACTATTACAGTTAATTTTTTAACAATGCTGGATTGGAATGGGATATTTGATTACATTATTGAAAACGATCTAGAGATGCACGTAGCATTTGTCGATCCTCCCCACCCAATTAGTGCAGTATATTTGCCCAAGCAACTCAAAGATAAAGCACTCAAAGACCTAATTCAAAGTAAAAAGAAACTGGCAGACATGCCCAGACGTTTGGCAAAGTTTAGCAGTGAAGGTATAGATAAAATAGAGCAGTTTTTAGTCAGCGATTATGATGAACAAGACATGCCTGAAAAGACTATAGATTATTTCCGTCATCTTGACAAGATTTATGAATTAAAAATAACTGATTTTTCTTCAGATTTATTGCCTTTTTTTGTTGACAACCAAGACGTCTTACTGTAAAGTGGTAGAGTAACTTAAACGAACAGAGGATTTGCGACTATGCAATTTTTTGAAGTAAATGAACAAGAACGTCAACTAGGCAACATTGGACGTAAAATTATGGACAAAGCTGTCACCGAAAAAGATGACGATTATGCCAATCGCATGTGTGTGGTAGGAAATATGCTAACAACTGTGGGCGCACCATTTGGCAAACGCTTAACAGAAATTACTAGTGAAGAAAAAGAGTTTATTGTTGAGATTGCAAAACGCTACCCTGATATAATGTCTTGACATTATTGAAGAATATAGTATAATGGTATTATGTAGATTTTATGTCTACAAGCCATTTTGTAACTCGTGGGGATTTATTCCCCACCTCTTTTTGGAGAATTAAATGACAAAGCGTAACGAACGTGATACTAACCAGAATATTTGGCAAATCAAACACACGTACACTCAGCCTTATAATGAAAAACAGATGCAGAAGTTTACTGACGATGCTGTTGACAAATTATTGGCAATCAGCGATGGTGATATGGCTAAACTGGATGAATGGATTACCGAGCAGTTGAAGGAAATTGATGCTGAAATGAAATCTGAGATAGATGCTGAAATGCAACTATGGGAAGATATCGACAACTGGGTTGGTGAAGATGATCCATGTGAAATGGCAAATGAGATGTTGAAAAAAATTCAAAAAAAATCCTAACCTATTGAAAACAAAGCGAACTTGGGTTCGCTTTTTTCTTGACTAAAATGCCAGTATCATTTAGTATGATGAAGTAAGTTAAAAAAGGAGACAAAGATGTCAGTTGCTATTTCAGAATCCCGCACTGTAAAAATTTCAGAAGCTACCACACTTATCACACGTGCGTTTAAGAAAAAGCGTCCAGTGTTCCTTTGGGGGCCTCCCGGTATCGGTAAAAGTGAACTAGTTGAGGGTATCGGAGACTCAGGTGCGCTAGGCAACACCTATGTTATTGATATGCGTCTTGCACTGTTCGAGCCTACTGATTTGCGTGGCTATCCTGTTCCAGACGTAGCAACAGGTGTTATGCAATGGCTTCCGCCTGCAGACTTGCCAACTGCTGAAATGGCAGAACAGTACGATACAATTATCCTGTTTATGGATGAACTTAACAGTGCGGCACCTAGTGTGCAAGCGGCTGCGTATCAATTGATTCTAAATCGCCGCATTGGGCAATATGTGTTACCAGACAATGTTGTTATTATTGCAGCAGGTAACCGTGAGACAGACAAGGGCGTTACATACCGTATGCCCAAGCCACTTGAGAATCGTTTTGTACACTTTGAGTTGCGTGTAGACTTTCAAGACTGGTTGAACTGGGCTGTTAACAACAATATTGATGCTGACATTGTTGGTTACTTGAGCTTTGCAAAAGGCGATCTTTATAACTTTGATGCACAGAGCAGCTCACGTGGTTTTGCTACTCCTCGCTCTTGGACATTTACAAGTGAGTTGCTTGAAGATGACGAAGACATGAGTGAGGCAATGACAACTGATCTAGTCGCAGGCTGTGTTGGTGAAGGTATTGCAGTTAAGTTTATGGCACACAAAAAGGTTGCTGGTGACCTTCCACTTCCAGAAGATGTGCTGGACGCAAAAGTTAAGAAAGTTGACAACACTGAGATTTCAGCTTGCTATGCACTTGCCACTAGCCTATGCTATGAGTTGCGTGATCGCTTTATTGCTGGTGAGAAAGCTGGTGCTGACAGCAAGCAGATGGCACTGTATCACAAGAGCTACAGCAACATGATCAGCTTCATGATGGACAACTTCGAAACTGAAATGGTTATCATGGCTAGCCGTATTGCTATGCAACAATACAAGTTGATGCCCAAGCAAGACAAAGTAGAACGTTTTAAGGATTATTTCGATCGTTATGGCCGTCTCATACTTGACTCCTAAACTGCGTGAAGGGGAGAGTGTTGATCTCTCCCTTTATTCTCCCAGAGAAAGAACTAATATCCGTTTATATGGATTAGCATGTAAAGATTGGTTGCCCAGAGATGTTACAGAATATAAGCAAAGTTGGGCAAGTACAAGTGAACCAGTTGTGTTGCGTGGACAGCTAGACAAAGCAAAAATGTGGTTAAGAGAACATTTGTATCAACAAGATTACCATATCGAAAAATATGCTCGTCCTGATGATAGTCATGTAGTGCATTTTAAAAATGCTGAAGAAGCAATGTTGTTTAAACTTGCCTTTTTTCGTTGACATCATATGCAAATTGCCGTAATATATACAAGTAAGTTAGGAGACCGAAATGAAAACTGCTGAAGAACGTATTACACAATCCCGAGTTCGTTTGCTTATCAACAAGCCTTTTTTCGGACAGCTGGCGACACGTCTGCGCATTGAGGATGCCTCAGAAAGTATCCCTACTGCCGCGACGGATGGGCGCCGCTTTTATTTCAATCGTGAGTTTGTAGATGCGCTCACAGATGGTGAACTAGATTTTCTAGTTGGGCATGAAGTGCTACACTGTGTATTTGATCACATGGAAGCACGTGGTGATCGACACCCTCGGCTGTACAATGCGGCAGCAGACTTTAACATCAACATGACTCTAGTAGAACAGAAGGTGGGAGATCCCATCGGTGAAGACAAACTAGGTGGCGGTAAAATGTGTTTGGACTGGAAATACACCGGTTGGAACAGCTACGAGATCTATGATGATCTACTTGAGAATGCCAAAGATGCTGAAGGCATGGATGTACACCTTGAGATTGGTGAAGCAGGTGACGGTGACGAAGAAGGCAAAGGTATTAAAGTTGAAATGAGTGAGGAAGAGCGCAAGGCTCTTGCTGACGAGATTAAACAAGCTACTATCCAGGCGGCACAAAATGCAGGGCAAGAAGTTCCTGATTCAGTTAAGCGTCTTATTAATGAACTAGTTGCACCCAAAATGGACTGGCGTGACATTTTGCGTGTTCAACTAGAAAGTTCATTAAAGCGTGACTTTACATTTATGCGTCCAAGCAAGCGTAGTGGTGAGGTTATTTTCCCAGGTATGAACCGTGACGAAGAACTAAATATTTGTGTTGCACTAGATACAAGCGGATCCATTAGTCAAGATATGTTGCGTGACTTCCTTAGTGAAGTACAAGGTATTATGGATCAATATCAGACATACAAAATTACTATCTTCCAGTTCGATACCAATGTATATGGTGTAGAAACATTTACAAGTGATGACGGTCGTCGTTTGGATGAATACGAACTTGAAGGTGGCGGCGGTACTGATTTTGATGTTGTATTCCAATACATGGAACAAGAAGGCATTGAGCCAGATCAACTGGTAATGTTTACAGACGGTTATCCTTGGGGCTCATGGGGTAATCCAGACTACTGTGATACCTGCTTTGTAATTCATGGAGATCCCAAAGGACGCATTGAAGCGCCGTTTGGTATTACTGTACATTATGAATACGAAGCCACTACAGCATACAAAAAGGCGGCATAATGGCAGCAGCAAAAATTAAAATGATAGATAACCAAGGTGCATTGAGCGAAGGTGATCTATCATTATTGAGAGGAACACCAACACTGTTATCTATGATGCGTAACAGACGATTATTGGTAGTATCAAGCGGATATGAACCAGATTGGGAAGCTCTTACCCAAGGCATCACTGGATTGTATCATATTAGAAATTATCATCAAAAACAGATATTCCAGATATGGTTTGAAAAAGATGATGATGTAGATAAATTTGAAAAGAGTCTATTCATACAGAAACTATCTGTATAAATAAACATAGCAGTTAATTATAGGAGAATAAAATGGCTGAAGAAAATCAAACAACAGAAGAAGTGAATGTTACACTTACGGTTCAAGACCTAACACTTATTGCAAACATTGTTGACCTAGCAGTACAACGTGGTGCATTCAAAGGTGCAGAAGTTAAGACTGTGGGTTCAGCATTTGAAAAACTTGTCGAAGTTTTAAAAGCAATTGCCCCAGAGCAAGTAACTAGTGACGAGGAAGCCACAGAGGAGGGCTAATAATGTCTAGAAACATTAAACATGTGGGACAGCTAATCAATACTCAACGAAGAGTAGTGGTTGTGTTCCGAGAAGTACCAGATGAACCAAACAATTGTTTGGTAGTCGACACAGATGCACTTCCAGATTGGATGCATGATGATGTCATTAATGCAGTTGAATCTCCAGGTTCACAAAATAGTGCAAATTTTTATGAGTATGCACAGAGATCTGTTTTTACTGATGGATCAAACATGCTACAAACATTGCACAACCGTGGATTGCTTCATAAAACAGCGACAGACAATGTTATGATGTTGCCAAATACTGAAGTAAAAATTCGTTTGGATGAACTCAACACACTTATACGTGAACAGAATCCAGAAGCAAACGATGTAATGATGTCGGACGATCAAGTACAAATGGCAGGCAAAGATGTAGCTGAACCAACACCAACATCAGGTCAGCCAGAAGTACAAGACGATACTGCAATGGCAAAAACGCTTCTTGATCAAGCAAAAGTATTTGAGCAGGAAGCAAAAAACCTGAAAGAACAGGCATACGAAATGGCGCCCGACTTAAAGCCAGGTCGTAAAAAGAAAACAGCACAGGCATAACATGGCTATTGAACGAAAAGATAGGTCGTTCAACAGAATCTTTGATGAAATTAGTTTAGGTACTGTTCCGGTAGATTATATCAGTTTAATTAAAATTGAAATGATTGACGGTTCAGTGATAGAAATTTCTGCAGAAGATTTGGAAGGTTTCGACAGTACAGCGTTTTTATTCCAGCAATTTAGAAGCGAAGATATCATGGATATTGGCATTCAGCTGGATTATGAAAAGGTAAAAACTGACGTTACCAAAGATGTAAATGCTGTTTTAAACACTTTGTTTGACGAAGATGACGGATAGATTAACACAAATAAAAAATCATTTTAACAAAGCAAATTATAGCAGAGAGCGATGGGCAACACATACTAAAAGTAGTGATATTTTAATCCCTTGGCTCAAGGGTTTAGAACCAAACCTTATAATTGACGTAGGTTGCGGCACTAATCCATATAAAGAACACGTGAGTAATCTTATTGGATTAGATGCCGCAAACTATCCCGAAGCTGACATTAATTTATCAGCTGAAGAAGTTAATGATTTAAATATTTTTCAATCCAATTGTGCCGATGTGGTACTAGCACTTGGTAGTATTAACTTTGGAACAAGACAAGATGTTGAACATCAATTGAGAATATGCGTTGATTGGTGTAAACCTGGTGGCTACGTTGTATGCCGTGCAAGACTAAATGATTATACTGAACTAAACAGAAAAAAAGGTTTCGTGCAGTATGGGTGGAAAGTCGAGGATATATACGATATAACCAATAAGTTTGGAGATGTCGAATTCTATCGTGAGCCCGAAATTGAGACAGCAGCTGGCGGCGCAAGGCCCAAAGGCGAGGATCATGGTAAACCAGACTACGATAGGCTTATTAATCTAGCAGTTTGGTATTGGAAAAAGAAATGATTCGTTGGTATAAAGAAGCCAAGCACCATTTAAAAGTTGAAACAGGTTGGGGATATTGGTACCATTTATGGCACAGTATTCAAAACAGTTGGAAACTTCTAGTGGTAGCATTTAAAAGCCTGGTGCATGGAATTTTGCCCTGGGTGTGGAAGGCAGACAGCCCTAAAGCTGTAATTAAGATGTATCATACCATTATGAGAATAGAACATATTCGTAAAATGGATGATCTAGCGGATGTGCCAAAACATGAAAGATACAGAGATACAACTACTAACACTCCTGAATAGTTACGGAGATGTTATTGAGCTTGATTGGGAGTTCGATGCCGATAAAGTTATTGAACAACTGTCAACATTACCCTACCAGGAAAGTACAGGAAACAAAGCTGGAGTAAATCTAACTCACAGTGGAGATCAAGATAATCTAAGTTTACGTGATGGCAACAAACACGATGCCGACCAGCAGTACACTGAGTACCTTAATCAGTGTACTGAACTAGTTCCCTTTTTTGATCGTTGGGAAAAATTAGCTCGCTGTCGTGCAGTACGATTGAAAGAAGGAAGTTTTTTTAGATTGCATCGAGATGCCTGGCGAATGAATCCTCAAATGAGGATCTTTATTCCGCTAAACAAAACTGATGTTAGCGAATGGGCGTTTATATACGACAACGAGTTGTATCAGTTTAAGCCTGGTAAAGCATATATTTTAAACACTCGCAAACAGCATGGTAGTTTTAGTTTCAGTAATGACATTTACCATGTACTCATGAGTGTATATTTGACTGAAGCAAATCTCAAAACAATTCAGTCTATGTTGCCTAATGTTAAGGATCACTAATGAAAAAAAATACTGGGTATAATTGGTATAGTGGCGACAAGGTACAGGATCTTGTTGACAACATTGATGCCGAGAAAGAAAAAATTACTGGTGTTACTGAAAAAGACAGTAACTACCAGGACGAGATGTACAGCGATGATCAGCTAGAGCGTCACAAAGATATGGATAATATCTTTACTGTAGACAACGTTCCTAGTCGTTGGGAACACAATAAGTTACGCAGCACCTGGCATTTTGATCCAATGGCAGATCCAGATAGCGAAACAACATTTATTGTGCCAGTAAGGTTAGATGGAGATTTCCAACCAGCTATTGAATATGCATTACGTGAAGCAAAAGAGATGACAATGGGTAACTATCGTAGTCGCAATGCTAGCAAGCAAGATGCTGACTTGCATGATGGTGAGCTCATGGATATGAAACGTGCGACTGGTTTGGATGACTATAGTAGCATGTATTACGACAAAGTAGTGCGTACAAAATTTGATGCTGACGGCAATAAACAAAGAAAAGAAAACAAAGTACCTGAATACGAAATATTTCATGAAGCGATACGCCAAATGGATATAGATGTACATCAGAGCCGTATACATATTCAAAAAATGGGGCAGTGTACTCCTATACATATTGATCAACAAATGCGTTATGCTCGCCCTGGTTGGCGTAAAATTTGGACAGAGGCAGGTGCAGACAAAAACCCATTAAAGTTGCGTAGGTTTTTAATCATGTTACAGCCTTGGACGCAAGGACACGTATGGCAATTTGGAAACAAGTATTATCAGGCATATCGTGGCGGAGAGGCAGTAACATATGATTGGTGTAACATGCCGCACGGTACTGCAAACTTTGCATATGAGCCTAGATTTACATTCCAAGTTACTGGCTTTGTAGGAGATAAGATGCAAGGCTGGATTGATGAAGCACTTGATGGTGCTCCTCCAAAAATTATTAAATTATGAATAGACCTGAAATTCAAGAATACATTCGCAATAACTTTGACAAAACACTCAAAGAAGAGCGTGTGCCCAATGCCGTTGTAGAATACTACGGAAAGGATCAGCCCGGCTTGTTTAATTATGGCAAGCCAGGTAATGATACCTTTAGCAGTCATTTGACACAAGACTATGACTGGAACCAACATGAGATAACATATAAATGGAACAGTTTAGGATTACGTGGACCAGAACCTGATTTTAATGCGCAAACACGACTATTAGTAGCTGGTGGCAGTGTTTGTGTAGGTACTGGTATTCCGGTAGATCTAACCTTTGCACATAAACTTGCTCTCCGTTTAAATGCAAATTACGTAAACCTTAGTGACTATGATACATTCACTGATGTTATCTCAGAGTTAGAAGTATTTGGACAACAGTATAAGCCCACCCATATTGTACTCATGGATCCTAGATTTATTGGTATGAGTGGGTGGGCTTTAAATTATTTTTTAATGCCAAAAAAATCACCAGATTTAGAAAGAATAGATAGACATTTTTATCAGAATGTAATACAATGGGACAATAAGTTATATTTAAAAATGATGGATACATATCTTCATGATATGTTTCCTGATTCAAAAATCATACATTATTATGCTCTAGGGCGAAAACAGTTCCAGTATGCTCCAGAGTACAAATATATAAAGCCAGTGTTGATGGATAAAACACACATTGTTGACCTGGCGAGAGACGGCAATCATCCAGGATTGCGCAGTCACAATTTAATTGCAGATTTGTTATACGATGAATTTAAATAAAAAGTATATTTTCTTAGTTGGCGTACCAGGTAGTCGTTGGGGCAGATTAGAAGCTATGTTTTACAAAGCGGCTCCTGGTTACGTTGACACAAGTTGTAAATCACCCTATCTACAAGATGTACCCTCACACGGCACACAACATATCTACACATTTTGGGGACCTTTTCATCAGCATGGAGAAGGTTTTGATAGACTAGACTTACTAGGGCCTGAGCGTGTAATGCAGGAGATTGAAGCGGCGTATAATGATGATGATCCTGGTAAAGTACGTATTATCCGATGCCATTGGTTTAGCTATCAATTGGATTGGATTACACAAAACATGCCTTGGGTAGACATACTAATGGTATTCCGTGAACCAGAAATGAGTTTCCGTTGGTGGAAAGAAAGCGGCGGTTGGGATATCAGCTATCCATGTTACAAATGGTATAGCAATGATGAAGTAATGAAACGTCAAATACTTCAGGAAACACGGTTAATGCAAAAATTCTGTGAAGAACGTGGATTAAAAATAAAACAAAACTTGTCTGATCCCATGGGTTGGATCAAGGAAAATATGCCCGAAATGATTGAGCATATAAATAAAGATATAACTGTAAACGCACTGGATGAAACTTTATGGCCAGTACTATACAGAGGTAAACAATGAAAGTATTGATTAGTACAAGAACACTGGAAAGCCCAGGAGGCTTTATGTTCGACGCCTATGAACGAGGCTTCGATAGTATGTTTCGTGATCATGAAATCACTGCACTAATTAATAAAAAACATCAAAATTTTGAAGAATTTGCCGACACACACGACTTGTTAGTATTGAGTGGCGGCGATGACTACCCTCTAAGACTGATGGCAGAAATAGAGATGATCAAACAATTCCGTCAACGCAAAAAGCCAATACTGGGTATTTGCCACGGCGCATTTCTGCTTACTCAATTATGGGGTGGTGAACTTATATCCGTTGAGGGGCATAGACGCACAAATCATGCCGTTTTGTATAAATACGAACAGCGCACAGTAAATAGCTATCACGGTAGCTCTATAACTGTGGCTCCCACCGATGCAAAAGTCCTAGTGACTGACGACAACGGGTATATTGAGTCATGGCAATACGAAAATGTCATGGCTGTCGTCTGGCATCCGGAAAGAGATCTCGAACATCACTGGCTACCAGACGAATTTTATGATATCATAACATGAAAAGGAGTCAGAATCATGACAACAATGACAGGTAAAGAATTTGTAGCACACGTTGCAGACCTAATCGAACCACTATTTAAAGCTTCAGAAATCCAGACACAGGCTTACTTCCGTAACAATCCTGATCTAGATGAAGCAATCTTCCACTTCAAGCGCCGCATGTTTAACGAGCGTATGAACATTGTGGAAATTTCACGTACACTAGCATCAATGCCAGCTTCAACAGATCCAGTACAGCTAAAGCTACTAGCAAAGCAAGTACTAGACGAAGCAAAGCACTATGATATGGTGAAAAACGCAATCGAATATCTATCAGGCGAAGAGTTTTCAGACGAAGAACTAGAAGCAGAATTTGCATGGCAGATGGACGAATCAAACGTTAAAGCAAAAGGTGCATCTCTATTTGAAGAGATCGGTGGCCATGAAGACGAAATGATGGCGGCTGTATACCAGTTTGTTGCAGAAGGCCGTGCAGGTCGTGTATGGAACGCAATGGCAACATCAATTGCAGATCCAGTTGTATCACGCACATATGCAAAAATTGCTAAGGACGAAACATTCCACAGCACAATCGGCGCACGTACACTAGAGCGTCTAGCAACAACACCAGAAGCACAAGCAAAAGTACTAGCGGTACTTCCAAAAATGACAGAGCGCATGTACTGGATCAACTGCATGGGTACAGAAGCAACACGTGAAGCAGCTGACCTAGTGTCAACAGCTTACGGCCATGACGTATCAGACGAGAAAATGGCAGAGATGGGTAAATCATGGTTTGCACCAAAAGGCGAACTAAAAGATTGGACACCAACACCACGTGGTAAGTTCACAGCAGAATCAAGTGAACTAGTTGACAACTTCGCACAATAAGTGCTATAATAGAGAGGAGAGCGACACAGTCGTTCTCCTTTTTTCTTAAGAGGAAATCATGACAGATTATAATAAAAATATATGGTTCTGCGGAGTACCAGGATCTAAGTGGAGTGGCATTGATATTCAATTGCGCAATATGCTTCCAGTAGATAGAACAGACGAGACACCAGACAGAGTATTTTATCACCGTGTAAACACACCGGGAGATCCAAATAACGGACACCGTGGAAGTTATTGGGGACCAGGAATGGGTTGCGGTGAGGACTGGACAGACTTTAATCACTTTACTAAGGAAAGAGTTGAAACCGATATTAACCAAGTATTCACAGGTCAAGGATACCGTATTATTAAAAGTCATTTTTTTGCACGACAATTTAATTTAGATTTTATTTGGAATCATTTTGCAGGAGACTATATGTTTCTTGTATATCGTGAACCACAAGCAAGTTTTGCATGGTGGTGTAATGTAATGGATTTTAGCGAAGAACACTGGCCTGATTATCGTCCAGGGTATACTGATTACAATTATATGCGAACTAAAATTTACGAAGAAAGCAGTAAAATTATGGACTTTGCACTTCGTAAAAACATGCAGTGGAAAATTTGGGATCCAAAAACAGCAATTAGCGATTTTCCAGGTGTAGATTTACAAGTTGCTCAAGGTATTAAACGTTGGGCAGGCGATGCATATGTCGCAGTAACAAGGATCCCAGAAAATGGATAGAAGTGGGTTAATGCATTTAATTAAAAATGCTTATCACAGTACAGACAACTTCCATACATTTTCAGATCAAATTAATAGATATAGACCAGAATTAGTTATCGATGCTGGTTGCGGAACAAACCTTTGGAAAAATAAAGTCAATAATTTAATTGGGTTTGACAGACAGCCTCATCCAGATTTAGATCATAACTGTACATATGAACAGTTTGATCAATTTGTACAACCAGGCAGTGCAGATTTTGTTTTTTGTTTGGGCAGCATGCACAGTAAACCAGATGTTAGTTCAGAATTAGATTTGGTATACAAATGGTTAAAACCAGGCGGCAGGGTTATTATGAGAGTACGCAGAGACCTGAGTGATAGTTCTATTGGTGCCTGGACAATGGAAAAAATAACAGAAAACACAAATAAATACAATTACGAAATAGTTAAACCAGTAGAAGAAAAACAAATTCTACTTAATGAGTTAGATGATGAAACTTTTAACTGGCTAAAGAAAAAAGTAGACAATGAATGGCATTTTTCAATGGTTGAAAAAGAAGCACACCGTAGAAAAATGATACAACAAGAAACAGAACGCCGCACAGTAGACGCTAATCAAAATATTCCTTTTAAGTCTTGGTATGTGTGGTGGTGGAGGAAAGCAGTATGAGTTCACCGTTCAAACAACCCTGGCATTTTGATAACTTTCGAGAAGATCAAGAAGGCGAGTATGTAAAAATTATTGGACGTTTTCAGGGAGACTGGATCGAAGATATCAAAGCAGCTCGAGATATTGGAGTAAACCCGCAAGGCTATAATCAGCAAGATTATGGACACGCAGCAAATTCCAAAAGCGAAGGACACGTTGAGGAAGATAAAGATAATCCATACGGTAATCCAAGTGCTAAAATGTTTGCTAAAATGAATTTTGACAGACATCCTGGCGCATGTCCTACTTTTGAAAAAATAGTTGATATGCTACACTTCAACACTGATAAAAAACTTACACAGAAGTTTAATGATCAGTTTCCAAATCATCAGTTAATGTTTCATATTGATAATTTGCCAGGAGAACCACGTGCAGAAAGAGTAATTGATAATCCAGATTTTAAATATCAAGAACCAGATAAAATTCGCTTCCTTATTATGTTGGAAGATTGGGAACCTGGACAACTTGTACAGTTTGGTACTCGCATTTATACACAGTGGAGAGCTGGTACAGCATTTACTTGGGAGTGGAGTACACTTCCACACGCTACCTGGAATGGCAGTTGGCGTAAACGACCTGCACTACAATTAACAGGATCAGCAAGTGAAAAAACCTGGGATATTGTTCGAGCAGGAACAAAAGACACAATTTACACAGTAGATAAATAATACAACAGTACGGTGCAGACGAACTTGCACAAAAGGATTTAATCAAATGTCAGACAATAAATTTCCATCGGATACGTTCTGTATCCTGCCGTGGATTCACCTATCAACAAGACCAGACGGAAGTATGCGTGTATGCTGTACAGCAAATGCATCAAGTGTTGGTGCTACAAATGATAAAGTACACGGAGGACGAGTTGGTGTTATTAAAACAGACGACGGTCGTCCAGCAAACCTAAATATCAGCGACTTAGATAGTGCTTGGAATAATACATATTATCGCAGTGTTCGTAAAATGATGCTTGCAGGCGAAAAGCCGCCAAGTTGCTTAAAATGCTACAAAGAAGAAGCAGCAGGCCACCGCAGTAAGCGTCAGTGGGAAACAGAATACTGGATGAATAACGGTATTGATGTTGATGAGCTAGTGCGTGAAACATATGAGGACGGCTCAACAAAAGCAAAACTAAGATATATTGACATCCGTATGGGTACAAAATGTCAGCTTGGTTGTATCATGTGTAGCCCACACGACTCAAGTGGTTGGGTTAAAGATTGGCAAAAACTATATCCAAAAATTGAAAACCAATCACTAAAAGAAACAATGGTATGGGCAAACAAAGGTAAAGAATTTGGCGCAAGCTATAACTGGCACAAAGACAATCCAGTATTTTGGGAACAGTTCTACGCACAGATCCCACACATGCGTCAGCTATATTTTGCTGGTGGCGAAGCAACGGTTATTGACGAGCATTATGAGATCCTTGAAAAAGTTATCGAGATGGGATATGCGCCCGACATTGAGGTGCGTTACAACTCTAACTGTATTGAAATTCCAGATCGTTTGATTGAAATGTGGAGTAAATTCAAGAAAGTTCGTATGCACTTCAGTATTGACAGCATTGGCGAAATGAACGAATATATTCGTTATCCAGTTAGTTGGGATGAAACAGTCAAGCAGTTAACACGTCTTGACACACAAACATCAAACAATGTAGAAATTACAATTGCATGCGCTGTTAATGCTCTTAACATTTATTATATTCCAGACTTCCTAAAATGGAAACTAACAGAGAGCGGACTACATAAAACAAATATGTGGCCATTTGGTGCAGGTGGTATCAACTATCACTTTGTATACTGGCCAGGGCATTTGAATGTTAAAGTACTGCCTGATGAATTCTTGGATAAATGCGAAGCCAAGTATGAAGAATTTATTGAGTGGTGGAAAGAGAATTGGGAACTGGGTATACCAAGCTGGCACAAAGGCAAAGTAACCTATGAGGATTGGGAAAAAGCAAGCTATGGTATCAAACGACTACGTGGTATGATTAGCTTTGCACGTAGTGAAGATTGGACACGTAGACTGCCAGAATTCCGTGAGTATCTAACTAAGCTGGATGAACAGCGTGGAACAGATTTCCGCAAAACTTTTCCAGAAATGGCATATTTGTTGGATGAACCAGAAGAATGATACACCGTGAACCAGAATCTTTGGGAGATTATGTAGCATTAGGTATTACCCTGATGCTACGTTGGCTTGCAGATACATTTTTTGCTAAACGATACGGGCATCGTGCCGTAGTACTTGAAACTGTGGCAGGTGTTCCTGGCATGGTGGCAGGTATGTGGAATCATTTACGTAGTTTACGTAAGATGGAACAAGACAATTACGGTTGGATTGAAACACTATTGGATGAAGCTGAAAACGAGCGTATGCACCTAATGATTTTTATTGAGATAGCAAAACCAAACTGGTTTGAGCGTCTATTAATCTTATTTGCTCAGTTTGTATTTTGGCATTTCTACTTTGTTCTTTATGTATTGTTTCCAACAACAGCTCACCGTATGGTAGGGTATTTTGAGGAACAAGCAGTTGTAAGTTATACACAATACTTAGAACAGATCGATAACAATATAGTTGAAAATATTCCAGCACCACAGATAGCAAAAGACTATTACAACTTATCCGCAGATGCGAAACTACGTGATGTAGTAATCGCAGTTAGAGAAGATGAAAGAGGACACAGTGAAACTAATCATGACATGGCTAACACGCTTATTGAAGAAAAAAACTGATTCCCAAGAGTTTGATGTTCGTATAAGAAAAGACAGCGAACAAATGTCTGATGTTGAAAAGATGAACCAGGGGTTCAATGGTAAGACTTATACTATTAATGGAATAGAGAATGACTTCTAAAAAAAATATATTAATCGTAGGTACAAGCCACACAGCAGGTGACTGTGCAGACCCAGCTGACATTCCAGTTAAGAAACAAGGTCAGTTTGAAACACAGTCGGGTATAGATGAATATATTGAAAAGATGAAATACTGGAAGCGTAATCACCTTACACCAGATCAAAGATGGTGGCAAGGTATTAATAAAAAGTATAATGTAACTACCTTTTGTAATTCAGGAACCAGTGCTCAAGAGCAGTATTATTATCTAAACAAATGGTTAGAAAAGAATCCGGACTTGAAATTTGATGCAGCAATTCTTGAAGGCAGATTGCCGATGCCTGCTAGTGTAGCTGTACCACAGCGAGGCGGAAATTGGACAAAAGAAGTTGATGATCTCCATCATTGGACAGCAGAATATCCAATTGTTGATTTCGAATCACTGGGAGAATTTCGCAAAGAGTTTTTGTCAAAAGCTAGAAAAGATAGTTTAGAATCTTATCAAGATTGGTATGAACATTATATACTGAGCGATTTGGGTATTGTTGAAGTAGTTAGCTCATGTATTGCCACATGTAAGGTATTGGAGTCTATTGCAGACAAGGTTGCATTTATTAGCTATACATCTTGGCATGCTACTGAAATGTCACAACGTTATTTAATGTGGCCTTTGAAAAAACAGTGGGGTATTGATGCCATCTGGCCCAGTTATGCAATACAAACTTATCAGGCTACAGACAAAGATCAAGATGATTATAGATGTCCGTGTGGACACGCAAATGCTGAAGGCAATGCTATTATATCAGAATACATCACTCCGCTGTTGGAAGAAAAGTTGGGCTTGTTATGAAAAAGATATTAATTGTAGGTACAAGTCATACAGCAGGAGCATGTCAAAATAAACATGCTCTTGAACATTATTACTCGCACAAGAAAAAACGCAAACCACTTGAAAAAGAAGACATAGATATAGTATATCAAGACTGGCTAGAAGAAAAAGACAGATGGTATCAGGGACTATTGGAAAATTACGAAATTACTACACTGGCAACACCAGGTGCATCACCAGCACAGCAGTATTGGGTAATTTTAAATTACATACATCAGTATCCCGAACAACGATTTGATGCCGCACTAATAGAAGGTCGTCATCCACCAAGTGCCAGTCAACCAGACTGGGCAGATTGGGGATTCACTGACACCTGGGAAAACAGACTTAAATTATGGTTAGATGCTTGGCCACATGCTGGATATCTAAAACCTGCTGATTTTTTTGTTCCATTTGGATTCTGTAGAGAAGACAATGCCAAATGGAAAGAGTGGTACGGTGATTACATCAGTAATGACTTGAGTTTAGTAGATACAATTTCAGTTAATTATGCCATTGCCAATGTACTAGAGTTAATTAGTCACAACGTTAAATTTATGAGCTTTAGTCAAGACACATTTATGGATGATGATAAAAAGTTTTTGTATAATAAATTTAAGCAAGAGTACGGTATTACAGAATTATGGAATGGGTTTGAAGCCTTAACTGGCGAAAAAGAACATTCCATAAAACAAGATATACAATGTGGTTGTTTGCATTACAACGCAAAAGGGTGTAAAATAATTAGCGATTATGCGACACCAATATTAGAAAAGGAATTAGGTTTAATATGATTTATGTATTAGTAGCATTGCCTGGCGAGTTACCAGAGCACTCGCTAAATGAAGAAAAATATAAAGTATGGTTTACCGGAGTTGGCAAAGTAAATGCAGCAATGTATGCAACAATGGCTGCCATACAAACTGACTGTGAAGCAATTGTTAATTATGGCACAGCCGGTGTACTGGATGCTGAGTTAGCAGGAAAACTGCATCGTGTAAAAACAGTAAGACAGCGTGACATGGATGCTCGTCCACAAGCAGAGCTTGGAGTAACACCGTTTGAAGAAGGAGATCTGCGAGGAGATCTGGAATTTGACGATGCTGGAACAGCAGTACTAAGTACTGGAGACAACTTTGTTACAAGCCCGCCAGAATTAACAAGTGGACTGGTTGACATGGAAGGTTACGCAATTGCTAAGATTGCATCAAAATTTAATAAGCCATGTGTGATGTTAAAATATGGCAGCGACTTTGCTGATGAAAAGGCACCAGAAGAATGGCAAGCTAATCAAGCACAAGGCGCCCAGATGTTTATCGACACAGTGACAGGATTATACGGAAATTAAAATGAGTGGATTTTGCGCACTGCCGTTTGTACAGTATAGTACTTACAATGGCGGAAGATATAGATTGTGTTGTATGGCACGTGAACCCGAGACACTTGTAGATCAAGATACACTGGGTATTGCTGGTACATGGAATCACGATTATATCAAAGATGTTAGACGCCGTATGGCAGCCGGAGAGTGGCTACCAGAATGTGTTGAATGTCAGCATCTTGAACGTAATGACATTGTGAGCTCGAGACAGTGGGAAAACGAGCAGTGGGCAGACGTAATTGACGATGTGGTGGCAGACGCATCTGTCAACGATTGGGAGGTTGAACAGCCTCTACAATTTGATTTCAGGCTTGGCAATTTATGCAATTTACAGTGTCAAATGTGTAACAAAGAAGCATCTCATCTTGTGAGTGTGGAACGTGCAGCAATGATCGGAAACGGACTAGGAGTAGATCACCCTGATTGGCATGGCATGGTTGCTGATAAGAAGGCAGCGTTACTTCAGCCTGGAATAGACTGGACGAGCTTCGAGGAAATGCTGGCGGGGGCACGTAAAATTAAACTAATCGGTGGAGAGCCAACAGTAGCAGCTGACATGTTCAAGTTACTGGATAAAGCCGTACAAACCGGACATGCCGAACATATCGAACTTTCTTTTTACACTAATATTACCAATATGCAGGATCGTTGGCTTGAGCAGTTAGGTAAGTTTGAGAAAGTAATCGTAAACTGCTCACTTGAGGGGATGGGCGAAATGAATGACTATCTTCGTCCACCCTCCAAGTGGGAATCTGTTTGGAAGAATTTTGACAAACTTGTCAAGTTTAGTAATACCAAACAAGGTAAAAGAATTAAAGTACGTGTAACAACAGTTAACCAGATTACAAATGCTCTGCACATTGCAGACTTCTGGCGCATGCTACACGACTATCAAATGACTAGTGACAGAGGTATTGGTATGAGTACAAACCAATTAATTGAGCCTCATTACTATAGTATGGCGCACAGCCCATTGTGGTTGCGTCAAGAACAAGAACGTCAAATACTGGAATTCTTAAATAGTATTAGTAACAGTCCTCACCTAGAGGATTATGAAGAACCATTAATGGAAATAATTAATTTTGGTAAAGATCCAGATCATGTGTACAATCCTGCAATTATGCAGCAATATGTAGACGTAACCGAAAAGTATGACAGGTTCCGCAAACACAACATCATGGATGTAGCACCAGAGTTTGCGAGAATAAAGGATGAGTTACAAGACAATTAAAAAAGACAGCCCAAAAGGTATGTCAAAATGGTATGTCATATGCATGGAGACAGATCAGATAATGCTTATTACTCGATTTAGGACAATTGCAGAAGATTATTTAGAAAATCTCGAAGGGAAAGAAAATGGCTAAGTTTGGATTTAAAAGTTTTAACAGTTGGGATCCACTCAAAAAAGCAATGGTAGGAAGTGCATTTAAGCACAACTGGTTCTGGGATCATCCAGACCCAAAAGTACGTGATGCAATGAATCGTATCAATGAGGAAACTCGCGAAGACTTGGACAACTTGCAGCGTATTTTGGAAGAACGAGGCGTCCAAGTATATCGTACTCCAGAACAAACGTTTAGTGGTGACCGTGAATGTAATAGCATTTTAGAGTACATGCAAAGCGAACATGAAGTTCCAAAATGCAGAATGAGCCCTAGAGATGAATTTATTGTATTGGGAGAAAATTTAGTTCTGGGACGCCCGGGCAATTTATACAACCGATGGTGCGATGTTGATGATAAATTATTAAAAAATAAAGCACCTTGGGCAGGCTGTGATGATTTTATTGACAGTTGTTCAGAACATCTTGCTGACAACAACCCTTGGTTCTTGGGGCATTATGATATGGAGCCGGATGAAAAGCCACGATTGGACGGCCCTTGTATGGTTAGAACTGGTAGAGATATCAGTGTTGATATTGAAATTCAACGTGCGGCAGGAAAAACTTTTTGTGATAGATGGATTCACGAATACAACGAAAAGTTTGGATATAATTTCCGTGCGCACAAAATTCGTTTTGGTAGGCATAGTGATGGTTTGATGAGTATCCCCAAGCCAGGAGTAATTTTAAGCAGTGTTGCTGTTACCAATTATCAGGAAACATATCCTGATTGGAAAGTTATCAAGGTACCCAAACCGCAAAACGATTATATCGAAAAATTTTGGGACATAAAAAACAACAGTCGTTACATTGATGACAATGGATTTATGCATAAAAAATACTGGGTTGCTGGAGAAGAAGGTAACGCAGCACTTAATGAATTTATTGATTTGTGGTTTAATGAAAATGTAGGTTATGCTTTTGAAACCAACTTTGATGTCAATACATTAAGTATTGACGAAAAAACTGTGGTTACTAGCGGAAATAACGACTATGTTGCTGAAGAATTATCCAAAGAAGGTATTGAAGTTGTTGTTGCTCCAATGCGTCATAGATATTTCTGGGATGGTGGTATTCACTGTAATACAGTTGATTTGTATAGAGAAGGCGAATGCAAGGATTATTTTCCAGAGCGTGGTGATCAAAGTTTAGATTTTGGTAAGCCTTACGATGCTGCGGCAGCGGAACGAGACAACAACAGAGAATTATAATTTAATTCCACGATAGTTTAAATGTAGGCGGTTATGATAATGTTCTTTCATAACCGCTTCCGTTTGACTAATAATGCCCTGAGCTGGATTAAAAATTTCGTGTGCTATGCTGTCTATATTTTCGTCGGTAACAGTTACCGTACCTAAATCCAAAAACTCTCCACTGGGTATTACATTCACTACACTGTGGCGTTCCAATAATTTTTCATATGTTTCCTGATGCGGTGCCCGCCAATCAGTATGATAGATATTGTGTTTGCCTTTGTGTACAAGCCATGCTTCTGTGAGGTTGCCCATACGTGGACCAATCTTTGCATAATGTCTATCACTGTGATTATTGTTAACAATCAACCATGCAGGTTCGTCATGGTTGTAATTTAACACAGTACGGTGACGTTTTTGTCCTACACGGAAAAGTATACTTCTTTTTTGATTGATTAGTTCTGGAACCCAATGCCAGCTAAATGGTGTAGCATTGATACTGTAAAAATAATTTACATCACATTTTATTTCATGATTATTTACAATTGCACCCTGACTTTTGTTTAGATATACTTGGCTGGTAATTAGCCAACGAAAGTTTTTTAAATCATTGTGTGTTTCCAACCAACTACCAGGCTCATCCATATGATAATTTACATAATGGTGATCATGTTCCAACTCGGCACCCAAAAACATTATTTTAAGTTCTGGCAACCAACGCTGTCTGACCCAATTCAGTAGTTCATTGTCTCTTACTGGCGCACTATAGTTGCCGTATAAACTACTTTCATGTTCGCTTACATCTGGATCACTGCAATATTGTTTTATATACTCAACTGGATATTCACTGATGTGTTTGTGAAATTGTGCAGGTAAAAAGTTTTCCTTCTCAAAGATCACGAATTCTCTCCGCCATACACAGCTCTGGTTGTAGTAAACTGTCATTCAAAATGTCAGCTTCAAAACATTGTAGTTTCGTTCCATAAACAATCTGATGTGTGATCCATTGTGCATTAAAAAACCAGACATCGCCAGGATTAAATGTAATGTAGTGTAGAGGATGGTGAAACTGATCCCATTTTTTATCGTTCCACACACAACGGTTGCGCATTTCAGTAATAAAAGAATGAATGTCGTTTTTGTCCAAGCTCTTGAGATCAAAGTCCCAATAATACTTTCTGTACATCTGCTCTAAGTCAGGACCAAAAGTAAGTACACGTGGACGTTTTTTATCCAATTGTACAAACATACGAATCTGTTGTTCCATACCAGTATGTTGTTCATCCAATTCATCCAGGTGTAGTTTGTTTTCTACAAGTGTATTGTATCTGTGGCTCAGCATACGCTCAGTTGTCTTATAACGAGGAAACATCTTGTCAAAAAGTTCGTTCCAACCATTGTTTGCTTGTTTGTGTTTTTTATGAAAAACGTCAATTTGTTCTTCCGTCCAACCACGTTCTTCACGCAAACGGTCACGTTTTTTGATATGGCTATTATACCAGGGCATAATCCATTTGTTATCTTTAATTGTCCAATCTGGCAAGTCGTCATAATAATCGTAATCTAATTGTGGTATAACCAAGTTTTGTATAACAACCGGCCATCCGCTTTCAAAAGCACGATACAAATCATCATTATCATAGATATTATCTTTGTTAGCGTCAAATACATTGACAACAAAATCATCACCTGCTATAATGTCTTTAGCTATGCGAGTCATATTACCTCCATTATGTACTAAGATAAATATATTTATGTATCCGGGATTAAACCAAAATTTTATTCAGCATAAACGTAAAGTAAATGTTGAAGCAGGCACACGTTGCCCTCTATTGTGTCCTGGATGCAGTAGAACAAAACATATGTTAGGACTTGAAGATCGTAAACTAGAAATTGGCGATTTGTCTGTTGAGAACCTTCGCTTGTTGGTACGTCCAGAAAATAAAATTCAAACCATTGTGTATAACATGGCATTGGGTGACCCAATATACAGTGCAACAATTATTGAACAACTGGAATATCTAAAAACAATTGAAAATAGGCCAAAGGTGCTAATGAGTACTAATGGTAGCGGTAGAAGTCAAGAGTGGTGGATAAATTTCGCATCATTATTAAACAGCAGCAAAGATAGAATTGAATTTGCAATTGATGGCTTGAGCGATACAAATCACATTTATCGTGTGAATGCTAAGTGGGATAGTGTTATGACAGGAGTTCGTACCCTAAGAGAACATTTTGTAGGACCTATTATGTGGAGATACATTGTATTTGAACACAACTTTCATCAGGTTACTGAAGCAAAAAAACTTGCTATTGAAATGGGCGTAAACAATTTTCAGGCTATACTTGGAGATGATAGAACACCGGAGCATATGAAACTAAAAAGCGTACCCTGGAGTGAAATTATTGAAAATATATCCTAAATGTAAAGATGTCAACCCAAATAAACCAGGAAATGGAATTGGTCTGCGAAGTGACGGATATGTTATTCCGTGTTGCTTTTTTGGTAGTCAGCAGGCATTTGATCAGTTAGCTAAATTTCTAGGTGATGATGTAAAGAATATACATCTAAGTTCTGGCAAGACTTTGGACGAAATAAATAGTAGTGATGAGTTTCGCAGAGTAGAAGAAACTTGGAATACAGAAACACCATTAAGACCTTGTGCGGCTGCCTGCAGCAATCCAGAACACCTAGAGGAAGGCAGACATTCTACAGGGTTTAAATTTTTCAGAAAAGACTTAAAGAGGTAAACATGAAACCAGTAAACGTATGGAGCGAGTTTCAACCGCTAAAGCGAGTTGTACTTGGAGCACCATTTCCACCAGAAACATTTGATTGGCACAAGGACGATGAAACTCGCAGTGTTATGCGACAAATCTTTGAAGAGACAGCCGAGGACATTGCCACATTAGAAAAACTGTTGACTGATTTGGGTGTAGAAGTTGTACGCCCTAAAAACATTTTTACAATTACTGGTGAAGAACAAATACAGCTACCCTGGATGCATTGTGGTTTTCCCAACCATCCACTAATGCCACGTGATACACTGATGCCGTATGGACATACTATATTCGAGTGCTTCACAGGTAGCGACAACAGATATTTTGAGAATTTAGCCTACTATGATCATTGTGCGGAATGGTTCAAGGGTGGTGCTGAATGGGTTAGTATG